TCTCAAGCGGCGTGCCCGTGTCTGCGTTCCCCATCGCGGGCCAGACAACAAGAGCCGCCAGCCTGGAGTTCAGTTCGGTGGCGACATAAGCGATTGTCGCCATGGGTTAGCGCTCCACGGCGATGTAGAGGTAGTCGAAAGAGAAATCGTCGCCGCCCGTGTCTTCGGTTTGTCCACCGAAGGCGGGACACATGACCGTATCCGGGAGGAGATCGCCGCGCACAGAGGGCGTGACCGAGACAGAGCCCGAGTTGCTCAAGTCGCCCGCATCATTGAAGCGGAAGGCATGAACCGTGTCGAACCCGTCGTAGAAGGCGAGGACGTTGACATAGGTGTTATCCGCCATCGCCCCGAGAGAGATGGTGACTTCCGTGGTGTTGGTCTTGCCGCAGGCGAACTGAAGAGCGTCCGCCGTGGCGCCAGAGCGGAACCGGAATTGATCGGTGGGTTCGCCCGCGAAAGCGTCAGCCGTCGAGACGTTGGCCCCGACATAGAACGTGTCCTGGTCAGCGTCTTCCGTCTTGAAGCGGGAAGCGAGCCACATGCGCTTGCCTGTCGCCGGGACAATCGTCTGGTGAGGGGTGGTGTTCAGCCCCCAGCGATATTGAATATCGTTTCCCGCCGTCGTGCCGGTGACGAACTTGACGACACCGAACGCTTCGTCCTGGATTGCGCCAGCCGTGCCCGTTCCCGTTTGCTGGATGATCCAGCCAGAGAGGTTCGCCGCTGCTACGGTGAACGAGCTGAAGTCGTCCATGAACTCGTAGAGCGCGTATTTGGAGGGCAGGAGAACGCCCTTGGTCGTGTACTCTATATCAGGGACAACGCCGAGCGTGTTGCTGGCAGACGACGGATTGCGATAGATCCGCTTAAGGCCGCGTTCGATCGTGACTGGCAAAGGCATTAGTCAACTCCCTTGCGCTTCCGCGCCTTGGCTTGAGGTTCGTCGGTAACTTCTGGAGCGGCGGCAGGCGCGGGCTCTGGGAGAGAAGGGGAGGCGACTTCCGCCGCTTCCACCTTCTGCATCCACTTCCCGACCGGGCCGTCCCACTCGAATTGCTCTCCGGGGCGGACGCGCCGGTCATGCAACCAGCCGATAGTCCCAGAGATGTTCTCATAGGTCGCCATGTCAGGCCCTTACGATCACGGGAACGAGAGTTGATGTGACTCAACCACGGAGGCGAAGATCTTGCCCGCCGTCGCGTTGGAGCCTGCAACCGTGTAGTTCAGCCGGACGTACCGCTCTGTGGTGAGGAGCGGGACTTCCGTGATGTTGAACACATAACCCGCAACCAGCGAGGCGACCGGGATCGCCTGCGTGGCGATTACAGTTGTTGCCGAGGAAAACCCGGAGTTATCGTCCGTCTGCACTGACACCGTGAGGGATGTCAGAGTTGCAAAGGTCTCCGTGACCTGGACCCGGATCATGATGGCCTGACCTTTGCCAAGGTCGCGGGTGAGGGCGACTGTATGTCCCGGCGTCGGGGTTCCGCCCGCGCCGAAGTCGATCACGTCCGTAGACGCCGCTGTTGCGGTAATCGCTTGCTGGTTTGAGAAAGTGCCAAGTGCGTCCGTCAGCATGTGATTAGCTCCTTACGACACGACGGTTTCGGTGTTGACGATGCCGTCCGTCTAGTAGATCGGCATTCCGCGGAAGCTGAGAACCTCTTGTCCGAAGCTGTCTTCCATGGTCACGAGGTAGCGGTTCGGCTGCAGGCGAGCCTGCTTGTCGAGTGCTTCCATGATGGTCGCGTTGCAGTAGATGACCGGCGTGATCTTGATTGGCGCACCTTCCGAGCTGAACCCGGTCGTGGAGCGACGCGAGGGCAGGCGGTAGTAGGCCGAGATCAGAAGGTCGATGAGGTCCGCCGCTGAACCCGTGGTGAGGTTCGACACGTCGATGTTGGCGACGCGGACGAAGTAGCGCCAGTCGCGCATGGTGAAGCCGGTGTGAAGCGAGAACTTCTCACGGACAACCCGCATGATGCCGTTGGAGGTTTCCGAGGTCTCGGTGCCGAGGTCTTCGCGCTGGATGCCAGCCACGCCGCCTCCTGCCGAGAGTTCGGGATAGAGAAGGTGGCCGGTGTTCGGTCCCCATGTACAGATGAACATGGAGGTATTGTCGGAGCCGGTGCCGCCCGCGTTGACAACCTGGCGTCCGTTTTCCGCCGTGGACGAGTTCATGCGCGGCGCAAGGCCGAGGAACTCCAGCGGCGAAGTGCCGGTGTTGCCGTAGAAGAAGGTCTGTTCGATCTCTTGCGCGAAGCCTTCGAGAATGGCCGACGCTTCAGACAGGCGGAGCTTCGCCTTGTCCTTCGTGCGGTTGTAGAGCCGTTCATCGATTTCGCTGAAGTTCTCCATCATGCCGGTGGCGTCCACGACTTGCTTCGTGGTCGATTTCGTCGGCGTGATGCGGGAGTAGTACTGGACCCACGTCGGGGAGGGGATCGACATACGCAGCGTGGTGCGGTGCGACGATCCATCGTTGCACTGTTCAGCATAGCCCATGCGCGCCACGGGCGACATTTGGGCCAGCATTTCCACGATGTCGGCAATGCCGCCATCTGAATTGGAACGCTTGGCGATGTCCGCCAGCGTAATGTAGTTTGCGCTCAAGACTGCCATTTAAGGGCTCCGACCGTCGTAGGTTTCGACAAGCCGGAAGGTCGCAGCACTTTCTCCCGTCTTTCTCCCTAACGGAAATTAACCGCCACGGTTCGCGCGATCCTTGGCCACGTCGTTGGGATAGAGCCGTTCAAGGGCGGATTGCGGGTTGCCTTGTTGCTTGGCTCCGCCCTCAAAGTTGTGCTCACCGATGAGCTTTCCCAGCGCTGCAAAGCGGCGAAGGATGGCTCCCGCGCCGACAAAACCCTCTATGTTCGCCAGTTCTTCCTTGGTGAAGCCCGCCTTGATGGCGACCCGCCTGGCGCTCTCGATACCGGCTTCTCCGATCTCGGTACGCACTTGAGCGACTTCAGCGGTCGCCGCGGCGCGGGCGGCGCTTTGCTCTGCTTCAAGGGCTTGCGTTTCCAGCCCCACATAGGTCTGAGCGATCTTCTCAGCCTGCGCCTTGGACACCCCATTGGCGTGGAAAGCCGCTTCGATGGCCTTGGCCATGTCGGCGTTTACGCCTTCAATCTTGGTCAGGCCGTATTCGCTGGGCTCTTTGGGACGGCCCAGCTTGTCATAGAGCGCCGCGCGAGCGGCTTCGTCCGCATCCTCTCCGGGCAAAGCCACGAGCCGCGAGGGGTCCACGTCCTTGAACGGCGAAAACTTGGCTCCGAAGGCCGCAAGCTCTTCCGAGGTCTTGAACCCTTGCGCGAACGTCTTGGCCCCTTCGTCCTGAAAGCCTGAATAGAAGGGCTGTTCATTGCCTGCCAGCACTGCGGCGGCGGACGGATCGGGCGTCGTGGTGTCAGACATAGGCTTCGTCCTGTTCGTGTTGAGCAAGGATGCGGGCGAGGTCGGGGAGGGGCTTTTCCAGCTCACCCAGGATCATCATGAGGAGATCGCGAGCCCCGTTGTTGTAGGCCATGGCGAAAGGGTCGGCTGCGCCCTGGTCGGTTGTCTGGATGGCTGACGTGTAAAGCCTTGAATGCCGGGCCAGATGGTCAAGCACCTTCACGGCTTCGGGCTTCAGTGTCCCTTCATCATCAAGGAAGAGCTTCCTGTAAGCGGTTCTCCGCTTGAACAGGTTCTCCAGGATCGCGCGTTTTGCCTCGTCCATGACCTGACCGACTGAAGAGAAAAGGGCGCGGGCTGCACGGGAGGAAACCCGCGCCCAGAGCGCGATCGTTTGGGGTATGAGCCGACGAAGACGCCACGACTCAGCCCAAATCGCGTCGGTAAATCCTTGGTTAACGCCTGCAATCATGGCGTCACGCCGGGGCTACCTGTGGGATGGACGGGAGGACGTTGCCAGCGACTGCTTGAGCCTGGGAGATGTCCTTGATCGTCTTGCCGATCGCGGGGCCAACCACTGCGGCCTGTTCCATCTGCTTCGATTGCTCGCGTTGCTGACGTATCATCGCCATTTCTTCCAAGGTGTTCATGACCTTGGCGGGAGCGCCATTGGCTTCACCCATGACACGGGCGACCTTTTCCCACTGGAACACGTCGTAGACGCCGGGATCGATCTTGGCGGGCTCCGCCAAGGCTTCCACCGTGCGGAGGATGCCAACCGCTTCGTCTGTGCGCTGGAGCCTGTTGAGTGGGGCGTCATAGACGACTTCAACAGATGCCCCGGCTTCAAGCAGGACTTCGGGCATTGGCATGTCTTCGAACTGGCCCGCCTCGGTGAGAAGGTCGATCTCGCGTTCGATGAGAGTTCCGAGGAACTCGGACTGTTGACGGCCCATGACGGGGGTGAGGAGAACGCCCTTCTCTTGAGCCCGGAGGAGGGCTTCAGTCGCCGTCATGTTCGGCGCTTTTTCCACAAGGATCTGGAAGAGGGTGACGAGGAAGGCGTCGTTGATTGCCGTCCGTCTGTCCTGAATGATCTCCAGCGTGGCGGAAAGGTCCGCTTGATCGTGGAATGCGGACGCCATGGGCTTACCGTCGCCGGTGATCGCGCCATAGTTCAGCTTGCCCGGACGCATCGACCAGCCCTTCACGGCTCCCTCTTCGGGGACAAAGAGCGGCGGGTCAGCCTGGCGCTGGGCGACACGGATCACGGTCTTATTGATTTCGTTGAGCATCTGGATGTCGCGGAGGACAGCCATTCCGGGGGAGCGCCCGTAGATCTCGCGAGGGCCAGTCGAATAGCGACCGATAGCGTAGGGCAGGGTGCGGTACCCGCCCTGGGAAATGATGTGGTTGCTTTCCTTGGCCAGATAGATCGACCGCACAGGCATGGAGTTGGGGTCGATGCGATCTGGGCGGGCTTCGGGGTTCGGCTCCACCGCGTGGATGAACCAGAACTTTTGGTCCGGCGCGTCCTTTGCTGCGGTCATGATGTCCTTGGGGAGCGTTCCCCCGAGGCGTTCGGCCATCATGACGGCTTGTCGGGCCGTGCGTTGAAAGCGCCGATAGATGGTATCGACGCGGCCCGTGTGGTCTTCATCAATGAAGGCTTCGTTGAGGTGGAGCGCCCGATAGCGGATGTGGGAGCCCATCTCCTCGTCAATGAACATGACGCCAGTCCCGAAGGTCACAAGGGACTGATAGTAAGCGCCGATCTGGGCGGCGAAGTTGGCACGGGGATTGTAGCGAGCGGCGAAGATGCGGGAGGTGATGCCTTCGCACCACTCTTTCACTTCTTCGATGTCGTTAAGCGCATCGTCTGACGCCTTCAGCCCGTGCCATTTGGAGTTGCGCGGGGTCAGGGTTGAGTCATGAGCGGCGACCAATCGGTCCCGCGCCTGAATAGCCGTGTTGTCGAAGACCTTTTCGCCCTTGAGGTCGCCGCCTTTGCGATCTCCCTGGCTTACGAAGTCATCAGATGCCGGGTCGATATAGGTGGCGACCTTGCGCCAAAGCGGTTCCCACTCTTTGCGAGAGGTGTCGAGTTCTGAGAAGCGAAGCGAGATCGCTTCCGCCAGCCCCTTTGAGCCCATATCGGAGAAAGAGGCGTGAGCCATTAGCCGAGCAGCGTCTTTGCAGCGACGGACGGCGTAGCGTTAGCGCCGGGAGAAGACGAGAGCGTCGCCCTCCGTCCCATGCGGCGGCTGACTTTGCGGAAGTTCTCGTCACGCATTGCCGCTTCATCCACGGTAGGGACCGGGGGAGGCGGGACTTGGACGGGGGCTTTGGGTGTCTTGAACATGGCCCGCATTATCCGCGAGCCGGAAGGGCGGGGGTTTAGTCGAAGGCGGGGCCGTTGTCGTAGTAGTCGGCGCGCGTCTGCTTTGCAGGCGGTGGGAGTTCTTGAGAGAGCTGGGCGAGGATCGCGAGAGCGTCAATCATGTCGTCGTTCTTGCCAGCCGGGAAGCTCATCATCTCAGAGACGAACTCCGCGAGCCATGGCTTGTCAGCCGACACCGCTATCTTGCCTTGCGCCATCATGGCTTGAAGGGTGCGGGCTCTGGTGGGCTTGTCGTTGACAGGCTTAAACCCCTTGCGATTGACCCAGACGTTATTCCTGCGAAGCGCGCGCTCCAGAAAGGGGCCAACGCTCTTGAGGATCATCGCGTCTTCTTCCCCCCAAACAACAGGCTTCCAGATGCGAACCAGGCCAATGAAGGCGTCAACCCATTGATCCGCAGCGGCCTGCTTTCGGTAGAG